CATTCGCCCAAAAAAGTGCGACGGGGGGGGGGTCGCAGAGGGGTCGCAAGGGGGTCGCAGGTGTCGGCTTTTTGTGGCAATTTTGTGACTTGAACACATTTCGGCCACATTGTTGTACATTTCTGACGCACATAGTTTAGAATTATTCTAATCTAGACCTCAAATGCCGACACCGCCGACACCCTGCCGACACCCTGCCGACACCCTTGCGACCCCTAATGCGACCCCTAAAATGTAAAATTATAAGACTTTTGTTGCCTTGTTTTTGACATAATATTTTCTCATTACTGCCACTTTGTCCTCAGCTTCAGCAATAATTTGTAATAGTTTGTCAACTTCACCAGTTATATCGATGTGCTCTGGTATGATTATATTGTTCTCATTAAACGACTGTATTTTGTATAATGCGTCCTCAATAACAGCTTCGTATCTTTTTAAAAGTGTAGTAAATAATTGATCGTTCATTTGATTTCCTTTAATTTATCTCTTAGTTTTATGGCAGTCGAAAATCTACCCTTTGATCTACATTTTAAAATTAAACTTTTAATTCTAAAAACTATTTTATCTTTTTTTGTCATCAAAGTCCTCCGCTTTCATTGGTGTTGTTCTTTCTTTTTCATCGTGCATAAGTTCGTTATACATATCGATTCGTTTTAGTGCCTTGTGCTTCCAGGCTCTAAGGCTTGCACCTTGTGTTTTGAATTCTTGATAATATAAGTCAGGCGTGCAGACCATGATAATTCCTTGCTCGATTTTACTGCCGTAGACGTAGTCGTGTGCCATGGCGTACATTGCGATTTGCAAATAATAATCTTCGATCCATTCTTCCTTTTTCGGACGGTTACTTTGTTTGAAGTCAACAATAGTTTCCATGCCATTATGTAAGCAGACCAAGTCTGTACTGCCCGCGTATAGGCCTGGGTAATGAAGCATAACTTCCGACCCATAGTATTCTTCAATAGGTGTGAGACCGATCTCAATAATTTTGTCGGCCATGGGACGCGCCTCTTGTCCGATCTTTGTAAGATCAATACAGCCAGTTCCGAGGATATGGTGCTCCAGGAATTTGTGCATACATGTCCCCCTACTACTAGAATGATTTTTGATTCTGTCCGCTTCTTGTTCACCGACTTTAGCCTTCCATTTTTTTATAAAATCTTGATTTTTGGTGGCTCCTAATATCGTAGTCACACTAGGAAGTCTATAATTATCTATGTCATAAACCCTGGTCCCTGATCCGGGGTCCGTGAGCTGTTTTCCTCGTATATAGGTGTATTTATTACTTTTTTTTAACCCTGGCTTTAGGCCAATAGAATGGTATTCGTTTAAATCATCTTCATTCATCATTTTATATTCTTTACATTATTTATTTTTAAATTTCCAGAAACCGATATTCTTTCTCCTTTACATTTAAAAGAATTTACTTCGTGGTGTAGATTTGCCGGGAATATAAATATATCACCTACCGCAGGAAAAAAAGCTTGGTTTGATATAAAATTTTTACGTTCATTTAGGGTCATTATAAATGTTAATACACCGGGTCTTCTTCTATGGTTTTCATGTTGTTTAAATTCATTATGTAATTCTTTTGGAACTTTTAAAAAAATTACAAAAGATAAATCTTCGGAGTGAGTATGCATAGGATTAGTTTCATATTTTGTCATATAATTAACCCATGAATCTGTTATCTGTATTTGATTACCTAAAGTTTTTTTACCAGACCATTTGACATAACTTTCTAGATAACTTTTAATATAAGGAGACATAATTTTTATTAATTTATTATTATCGATTGAATACTCATGATCAATTAAACCTGATAATAATTTTGTTGCATTTTTTTTAACATCTTTTTTACATAATTTTTTAATACTATTAATTTCAATTTTATTCATAAGTGATTGATACAAAAAAGGACCCCAATGATAGTATTTATAATTCATCATCTTTTCTTCTTAACTAAAAGTTTACTATTCTTATTATTATAGCCGTCAATATAATAGCCTTCTACTTCTTCATTTTTTTTAATTTTTTTACCAAAAATATCGTTAAAATTTTTTCGATACAAGTCCGTACTAGGTCTAGACTTACCATCATTAGGAAATTTTTTCTTCATAGTTTTCTTTTTAACTCCTCTAAATATTCGCTAGCTTCTTGACGTCTTTCTAATTTATCCATAGCTATTTTTTGTTTACGTCTTAAAATCTTAGCATGTTTTCTCCAGGCCCAAGAATTAATACGACCTGACCATTCCATTAAGAAATGCAGGCTTTGGTATATATACTTATCAAACATTATTTTTCTCCTTTTATTTTTTATCGTAGTTGTGTGAAAATACAATTCTTTTACAATTTTTAACTTTGTTTTTTACTCCATGCATTAAGTAACTTCGCCATATAAATAATCTACCAGATTTAGGGGGATGAGTAATAGTTCGATTTGTCCATATGTTTGTTTTTACAGATTTTTTTGCGGTTTCTCCCAAAGCATTTTTCATATCTGGTATAGGGTTTGTAAAAATTAAACCAGAGTCTTCTTCATACCCTTCAAGAAAAAATACTGTAGATATTATATATCCTGGGTGGCTGTGGTACGGTTGATTGCTGGCTATTTGATAATTATATATCCAAGAATCTTTACATACAAACTTATCTTTGTATTCATGTAATTTTATAAATTTATTTACTTCACCATCAATCCATTTGTTTAATAAATTAAATTTTTTATTACTGTGTGGTGCCTCTTTACAAAAACCATAATCATCATATTTATATTTTGATATAATTTTTTTGTATTTGTCTTGTATTTTATTTATAAAAGGACAATCACTAACACCAACAACTTGTGGAAAATGAACTAACGGTGTCATTTCTTCCTCAAAGGTACAACGTTAGTTAAATCAATTTCAGGCTCTTTTGTCTTAGTAGGCATTATATCCAATACTTCTTTTGTATCAAGATCTACAAAAATTAATTGTACACCTAACTCTTGTTGTTTTCTTGTAGGCACTCTATTAACTTTGTAACCGTTCTTTGTTCGTAAACTTATAGCTTTTACATCTACCAGTATAACATCGCCCGTGCCATCTTCATCAATCAACACTAGATCAACTGGACCATGTTGTGACATGTTACGACAAACAGAGTAGCCTATGTTAATAAAATATTCAGCAGCGATCAGTTCAGCACGATCGCCTTTGATGTGTTTACTGTGAGCCATTTTTCACCACCATTCTAATTACCGTTAACGGGTTAGGGGTTATATCCCTAGTGCAACTTGACATCATCATCTGCAACATAATGAGCATCAACATAAGACTCAATAATTTCGGACTCATCCACATAAAACTCTCCTTGACTTTCACAGTCCCAACATTGGTGTATGTTAGTCTCCTTATAATTGTCTACAATTTTAATAAAACCGTTGCCCTTACAAGTTGGACAGATAGCCTTATGTCTAACCTTTTTTGATTTTTCCATTTAATTTCTTCGCTTTTTCATTTGCAATTGATTCAATGGTCTTGCTGATCGATAATGTTGCATCGGGCAATAATACCTTCGACAAACTTATCAATGTCTTGTATGTTTCATGTGTTAACGAAACATTTCTATATTTAGTTATATCAGTCATTTGACTTACCTTTCATTTAATTATGAGCAATATATAGGATATGTAGGAGATTTGTCAAGTATGAAAATTACATTATTATTAATTATTTGTTCACAAGTAGCGGGCACTTGTTTAGAACCTTTTGAATGGCCTGATCAGTTTAATACACAGTATGACTGCTTGATGTTTGGTTACGAAGAATCATTAAAAAAAATGGCAGAGATAGGTAAAACAGAAGTTAACAAATATAATATGTTTGTTAAGTTTCACTGCACTGCACAGAATACTATTTGATATTGTGGCCGAAATGTGTTATAGCAACATTATCTCACCACAATAACCTATCCTTGTTTCCCTCTTTAGGATAGGTCTATCTACACATACAACCGATTAGACTACCACTACCATCATTCATGATGTGTAGGTTTAATGTATCTACGTACCCGGTTAGCTTTGCTCGAAGTATCTCGCATAGGTCCATGCACTTTACTGGTTCCAATAAAGATATATGTTCCATCATCTGCTTTGATACAGGAATTAATCGATAAAGTCCGTCGTCTAAAATTATCAGTTCCATTAATCTTCTTTTGTGTCAAAGTTCCGTGTTCCGTGGGCTATGATCTTTTTTACACCAGGCCCTTGCAACTCTATTGTTGCATAAGCTGACCATGATTTACGTATCAGATTTAATTCTAATACAAGATTAGACCACTGTTTTTGTGTTATGTCTTTACTTATTATAGTTAGTTTTTTTTCTTTCATGACCACAAACTAGGATATTTAGGGATGGTTGTCAACCCTGGCCTTTGTATCTACGGGTATTTTTTTGACGTTTCTCGTTTTTATTTAAACTTTTTTTATGTTTACGTGGACCTCTCTTTTTAGGTTTATCACGAGGTGTAAAGAATTTAAAACTTTGTCTAGCCATCTTTCCATTCTTTTACAAAATGTGTACCACCATCATCACGAGAAGTCATGATAGGTAGATAAGTTATTTTACCATTTACGTGTTGATGTAAATCTGCACCGCAGTTCATACATCTATATAATTCATTTGTAAGTCCAACTAACATTGTTAGCTCACTACATGTTGGACACTCGCCGTTGACTACTTCTGCCTGTATTTTTACCATTACTCTAATATTAACTTTTTTATAGACAAAGATCCATCAATATTTTGTTCTAATTCTGCATTAGATTTTATGCATTGATATTTTATATGAGATTTTGCTTCACGTTTAGCAACACGCTTGCCTTTTAAACACTCAGACATAGACTCTTGTATACGTGCCTCTTTAATCTCTCCATGTACAATCATAAGTAAGGCCACTACCATTTCTGTCATACTGTTTTACCTTTGTTTTCACCTTGTTTAATGACATATTTTTGTGTACCATGCTTGCCAGTTTCTACTTCTTTTTTTAAATTTTTTGCTAGACTCGCAGCTTTATTCTCTTTGTTTATCTGTGCGATGTGATCTAATACTTTTCTATTAATGCGCCCCGTTACCATTTGCCCTTACCTTATCTTTTAAATCTTCAATATCTTTTAATGCTTTTTCTAATTGATCTCTTAAAAATTCTATATTAACTTTGTTTGTCATATTCATTTCTTGAGTCTCTTCCATCTTCTCTACGGACTTATACAAATCCTCCAATAAAAAATGTTGCTCTTGATCCACAGGAACCTGCTCAGATTTTTTAAGTAAATCATTTGTAAACAACTCACGAGAAGTCTCTAACGATACTAATCTTGAAGTCAACTCTGTATATGCGAATACACCCATTGCGACCAGTATGATCAACGATGCTACTGTCTTCATTGGCATCTGCACGGCTGCTTCTTCTGATATTTTTAATGGTTTACTCATCTATTTTAGGTTTTGGTTTTGGAAGTATATAGTCTTTTGGAGGCATTTTCAATTTGCTTTTCTTTGATTTTATAAACTTATCTCCCATTAAATTGATTTCTGGGTTCTCTTTTTTGTAGCTATCTTTCATATCATCCCAGGCACTTTTAGAATCCTCTGGTCTACTTCTATCAATTGCAGGAGTTACACCTCTACATTTTGATACCAATAAAGCAAAGTTTTCGTTGGTTGCAAGGCTCGGATTAGCATTAACTCTACCACACATTTTCATTAATTCTAATTGTTGTTTAATTTTTACATTTTCTTTTTGTGTTTTACAGTCTGTGCCTAAATATTTTCTGTAAGTAAATCTTAAATATTGTTGTTCGTTTGTACTATTATCACTATAATTATAATCAGTATCTCTTTGTTCTGTAGTTATCTCCATGTCACCACATCTTGCACCATACTCGTTAAGATATTCATTTTTAGAATGTGCAGGTCCACCAAAAAAAGCAAGCAATGTTATCATTATAATTAGTATTGCGGTAAATCTATAATCCATGCGGAGACCTTCCATATGTTTACCTATTTAAATCCTTAATGTCGTAGCTATGTTCCCGTACCTGGTCGGCGAGCTGTCGATAAAGATTCTCTGCCATCTGCCACGTAGATTCAGCAGAAGTTAGTCTTGTGTTTTGATCTGTAATTTTATCCTGTGCAACTTTTAAATCTCTTTTAAGATCTATAATTTCCGATTGATTTGCGTTGATGGTGTCTGTTAAATTAACTACGTACTTAACGCCAGTGAACGTCCCGAACAACACAGATGCTATAACCGGTACTAATACAAAATTCTTTTTGAATAGTTCTGCAATGTTCATAATTTATCATCCTCATTTTTTTTCCTCAATCTCATAAAAGAAATTGTCAGTGTCTTCAGTCTTCCATGCTCCAGTATCTTCTACATTCCATTCTGAAGTTTGTACCTTCCAGTCAGGAATGTTGTCCTTCACAGTAAAAGAAGGTAGATCCCAAATACATCTATTGTTAGGTTGTGCTGCATAGTTGCCGTTATCTAACGCAATTATGTGAGCGCACTTATGTTCGTGCGGTATCTCTGAATGATCAGAATTTAGTATATTAGCATCTGGGTGTCCCCAGTCAACGGTAAATAAGTACTTACCATGATACCACTTTTTATCTTTACCAATATATTTGCCGGATGCGGCTGTTAAAATATCCCAACTAGTAATAGCAGGGTAATAAGAAAAACTATTCCACAATTCCAGTTCATCAAGTCTTTGGGATGGAACAGCTTCCGGTTGAAAACCACGTTGAATAAAAGCTGATATGGGGACACGATAAAAGACAGCACCGTTTTCCATGATGGCATGGAAGAGGATAGCCCTTCCGGTAAGTGATGTGATACCGAAGATAATACAGTCTTCAACTTCGCCTTTATGTTTTTTAAGGTCATATAAATACTCCTTTTTTATTTGTGCGTATTGTACAGGAATATTAGCATTTAAGTAAGCCATAATTTATCATTTTATTGAGCCCCAATTTGGTCCAGATTCATAGTCCACTTTGTTCTTGACCTCCAGGAGTATTGTTTGTTCCATTGTTTCTTTGATCAACTCTGCTTCGTGGTCCGTGGTCGAAAAACAAAGTTCATCGTGTATTTGTATGTGGGGCACTATACCTTTTTCATACAAGTCTACCATTGCCTTTTTTGTCATATCAGCAGCGGACCCTTGTATCAATCTATTTAAGGCTTTGTATGTAAATGCCGGAGTGTAGTATCTTTCAAACCAATCCATGTAATTTGGATCTATCTTTTTTTCTTTAAACTTATCTAAGATCTCTGCTTTAAATGCTTCCCTTGCATCCTTTTCTGTATACAAAGTAACTTGATTAAATCTGTTTGTTTCTGGGTTCCATTCTTTATTTGTTGTCTCCCACTTATCAAACCTGCAGAATCTATCATACAAAGTAAATAGTAATTTATTCTTTTTAGAAAAATCTATTAATTCTTGTGATAGTCTTCTAACAAAGGGCACTCTATTATGATAATCATTAAATAAAGTCCTTGCTTCTGTTTGATCTAGTCCTAATTCTTTCTGTAATTTTATCTTACCCATACCATAGAATAGACCTAGGTTAATGGTTTTTGCCTGTTTCCTGGAGATATTAGCCATGTCAGCGACTATCTGATGAAAATCTGCATCATCCTTGTCAAATTCTTCTTGAAGGTTCTCCGTGCCCGGTAGGCCAATTTTGATAGCATAATGCACTACAATACGTGGCTCTTGTTGTGAGTAGTCAAAGCTACCCCATTTGCATCCATCTTCAGGTATAAATAGTTCTCTCATCTTAGCACCTATAAAACCTTTTGATGGAATCTGTTGTAGGTTTGGATTGCTCATTGAGAATCTCCCTGTAACTGTACCACCTGCGTCCGATCTAATTTGATTTATATCTGCATGTATTCTGCCTTCATGCACATATCCTAAAAGACCCTCAATGAATGTGTTAACTGCTTTGTCGTATTCTCTTGCTTTTGCAATCATACGTAAACATTTATTCTTGTGCGTTTTTAAATAATCTTTTGGTAGTTGTGGCATCTTAGATTTTGGTGTCTCTTTGTAGTCAGTTATTTTTTGATGCTCTAATAAATTTTTTATAGATGAGGCTGCCCAGATGTCGACCCTGATCCCAGTTTTGTTTTCTATTGCTTTTACAATTTGATCTCTACGTTTTTTAAGATGTCTACCAAACAGGATAGCTTGGGCCGTATCAATTTTAACTCCTTTAAATTTCATGTCAACTAAACAAAGAAATAATTTTGTTTCTAATTCAAATATTTTTCTACAAGTCTTTTGCTCTCCGTCTTCTTTTGTGTATAATATTTCATCAATTTTTTTATTAAATAAATTCCATAGCTTGTATGTTAGATCAACATCTTGCTTTGCATAATCTTTTACAATGTAGGCAGGTAGTTTATGCATGTTAGTCATTGGGTCCTTAACTGTACCACCAGACCACTCTAATGTTTTTTGTTGTAAATCGTATTTGTATTTACTTTCATCAAGATAATCTTTTGACAATGCATCGAGTGAATACTTAAATCTATTCTCATCAATTACAGATGCTGCTATCATCGTATCTACAATACGACCTTTCATTTTTTTACCTGTTATAGCTCTAATCCAACATACATCGTACATTGCATTGTGAAATATTTTTGTAATGTTTTCGTTTTGAAATATTTTTTTATTTAAAACTTCCCATATCTTATCTATTCTTGCAGGATCTATGTCAGTGTCAGAATGTCGAAGAGGAAAGTAAGCTGTGTCTTTACCTGTTGCAACAGCGATACCACAAATAAAACCATCGTTTCTGATGGCACCTAAACCTTTTGTTTTAAGATTAGGATCATAAGTTTCTATGTCAACTGCAACTGTATCTATACCCCTTAGATCTAAATCTTCTGGTGTATTACACATTATAATCTCTCTCCATAATCATTTCTAAAAAGTGTATTGCTTTTAGTATGTCTTGTTTCTTTCCCTTGTCGCGATGTCTTATAATATATTTTATAGCACAACCTTCAGGATAGAGCAACTCATTCTCTATTACAAACTTGCTGGGCTGAATTTTATACTTTTGGTAGTGAGATCCTCCAATTTGTTTGTCGTAAGCTTTTGTCATGCTACCCTCTTAACGTATCGCATTTCTGTCCCTGCATGATTCCATGCAGTTTCTATTTTTATTCTCCCTGCATCAGATAAAGAATAACTTCCGTTATAACTTCCATAAATGTGCCCTATGTAAGAATTATATTCGTCACAAACATCTATATTTGATGTCTTATAATCAAAAGACTGATTACTATAAGCAAAAAAATCATCACAATCATATATGTGATTATTAACAATTTTTCTTTCTCCATAATCTTGACCATGATATTTTGGATCGTATTCTGTCTGTCTCCAACATTTTCCTCCTACAAAACTACAACCACCACCTCCGTCTTCTCCTAAATTTAAAACTGATCCAAAAATTAAAACAGAATCATAGTTACCATACCAACCACTGTTGTGTATTTTCTTTTCTACTGATTGTGCATAGTCTGTTTTAAAGTCTTCTCTAGTTTGATAAGGTTTTACTTCAACTAATATTTTTTTACCTTCCTCTCCATAAATAGCAAAATCTGGTAGCCATCCTTTTACATCTTCTAAAACTGGTTCATATTCTATGTTCCAGCCTAATTGTTTAAAAAATATATATCGTTTACATTCATTTTTACTTCTAAAATGAGCACCTCTATATATAACTTCATGTGCTTTTATATCGTACATTTTTTCTCCTTCATCTTGCTCCTAGTGTGTATGCTCGTTGTGATGATATTGTCCAACAGTCAAACTTACCTCGACTGTATGCAACATATTTTAACCTTAATTGTGTAAAGTAATCCTCTATTCTTGTTGCTGTTAGATCTACAATTACATTATCAAATGTTAAACCTTTTACTGTGTGTATGTTTCCATATCTAACTTTAACATCACCTTCTAAGTTAAAGCCTCTTTGTAATATTTTTTGTATATAAAGTATTCTATCTGGATCAGTTTTAGTTCTTATTAATGCAAAGTCTCTATTATCAACAGAATCTTTTCTTAGTAATTTTAAGTTAATTAATTCGTGTATTGTATAGTCTTTGTTAATCCAATCTGGAAAATCATATTCACAGTAGTTACGAACAATTACTTTAGTGCCTATGTATGTCCAAAAATCTTTTATTTGTTTTAGTGACATAGGTTTACCACTTGCAAACTCTGGCCATAATTTATGACATCTTATTTCTTTTTTTGGTACGTGGGCCGTGTTTCCTATGTGAGCATACTCTATACCATGTTGTTTAAAAAATGTTTTAACCCAACCATCAGAAGGTGTACCACGATACGTAAACAAAAATGTTTCTTCAGTGTTTTTTATTTTATCTAACAACAGGTCCATAGAACTACATCTATTTCTTAAACTAGGTAAATGATAGTGACTACCAACTACGTCTGTTGGTTTCCAAATTCTGTGTGTCCCATAGTAATCCCAAATTGGTTTTATAATCTTTTTACACAAACTATTTATAGTCTGACTACATCGATAGCCTTCTTCTAATTCTTTAGCTCCCTTTGATAACTCATAGAACCTTGTTGCATTAGCTCCTGCAAATTCAAATATTGTTTGATCTGGGTCCCCAACAAACCAATATTCTTTAGTGTTGGTTGCCATCTTATCTAATGCTTTTGTTTGTGGCACGTTACTATCTTGTGCCTCATCAACTATTAAAACATCTATGTCAGGTTCATTAGCTTTATCAATAAAGTCTCGTATCATGTCATCGTAATCACAAACATGATTATCTTTTTTATATTTTTCATATATCTCTTGCAGTTCTTCAATAACATTTAAACTGTAGGGTTTGTAACTAAGCTTGTCACATTCTTTCCAGTGTTCTTTTAAAGTATTACTTTTTCCAAAAGCATTTTTTAAATATTTATAAAATTTATGTTTGTCCCCTTCAAAATCACTTGCATTTATTCTTTGTAGTTTAAACCTAGACTCCATCATACACAGGTTTATATGGTCTTGATAACTAAACAGATCTCTCTTCAATCCTTTACTTTGACAATATGCATGTATTGTACAGATTTTATATTTTAAAGATTTTTTAGTTAGACCTTTTTCTTTTACTTCTGGAAGTTTTAATATCTCATCTCTTATCTCTTCTGCTGCAACTTTTGTATGTGATAAAACTATAATCTTTTCATGAGAAAATCTTAACAATAGTTCTGTATATTTTTGAGTTATAAACTTTGATGTCTTTCCTGTCCCTGGAGGACCCACCATAAAACTAGGCTGTTTCATTTGTAATCTCCTGGTAATCACCTTCTATAATTAAATCATCTTTATCTATTTCTTGGTTTAACATTCGCCATGAAACACAAGATTTTTCTCCAAACTTGCCATGATTTTTTTTAGCTTTTAATATTTTTTGACACTTAATAACTAAATCTACCCTAGGTAAATTTACTTTCTGTCTGTGTAAATAGTCTTCAAACTTATCTAGATTAAACTCTAAAATATTTTTTTCTGTATTAAAATAAGGCATGCCAAAGTATGCTAATTCTTTTTTGCTTGTGTATGCTTTTTCTTCTGAAATATAATTTTTAAAATGTTTTACAAATCTTAAATCTTCTTCTGCATCTTCAACATAATCTTTTGACTTCTCTCTTGCTTCATACTTTCTACGCATAATCTCTTCAAAGTCAGAAGGTTTCATTTCTGGAATCCATACAGAAGCTTTACTAATTACCGCATCATAAAATAATTTTTTGTTTCTAAGCGTTGGTCCGTCAACTGTAATTGTTTTTTCTACTGGTTCTCCTTGTACCACTGCATTTATTTTTACAAAATATCTGTCACTTCCATACTCTATGATCTGCCCAATAGATTGTTTTGCTTCTTCACTTGTTGCTTCTTGTACACCAATCCAACTAAACATTGTTGCAATTGTTTTTGTAGAGCAACCAATAATCTCTGCAAGTTTAGGCATACCAAATTTTCTATTTGCTTTTTTATGTGATGTGCCTTTACTTTTTCTTTTATTTGCCTCTTCATCTTTAGCTGCAACTGCAATCTTATAAATGTAATCATCTATTTCATCTGTATTCCACTCTGTATGTTTAAGTAATACACCTGCAATAGCAGTACAGTAATCATCTCTTTGTCCGGACCCTGCGTATGTAATACACAAAGCTGCAGCAAGAGCTATCTTACCAAGATCAACTTTAATATTACCTGGGTATTCATCTATACCTTCATACTTAACCCATTCAACAACTTCATTTGTTGTATGATATTTTGTTTCTGGAACTAATGTATATTTATTTGCGCCGTGTCTTATCTCACACAATGTTGCGCCATGACCATAATCTTTGTAATAGTTTTCTAATTCTTTTGGTAATGCAAATTTTTTATAGTCTGATGTACCAGACCAAAGATAATGACTTGATGGATTATTTCTTCTACCAAAAACTGCACCACATGATTTAATGTGATCGTTTGTAAATCTTTTAACAACAGGATTATCAATATCAAAATCTATGTATTGATCTAATCTAAGTCCTATTTGTTTTGTTGTGTGTTCTAGTCTCCATTCTTCTTTCGTAATCTTAAAATCCGGGTCGGACCATTTCTCGACCACAGCCTGCTTTGTATCGCAGGGTATGATCACCCGTCCCAGATCTATCCAATCCTCATACGTAACCGGAGCTTTATCTACCTTTTCAACCATATTATTTTACCAGGCGAGTCCACTCTCGCTTTCTCGCCCAGTTCCTAGGAATTATAAATTGATTGTTTTCTTAGTTGCTTCTTGATTTTCAGGTTTAACTTCTACGTTTCCTTTGC